TCCCCCCACCGACGATGCGCCAGAGGTGACGTTCAAGTACCCCCTGCTCGAAGACCCGGAGCCTGAGATGACCGAACCCGACCTCATCACCCTGCGTCTGGAGTGCCTGAAGCTGGCGCTACAGGAATCGAGCGGGACCGATTACCAAAGGACCGCAGACATCTTCCTCCACTACGTCCTCAACGGATCGGTGGACAAGGCGTGAGGCTTGGGGCATAGTTTGGTGTCGCCCGCCTGCACAGCAAACGACGTCAACCCTCACGGCTTCGGGCGTGAGTCGCAGGGCCGGGGGCAACCTCGGCCCTTGCCATTTGCGACATGGGAAATCCCATAACGGAACAAAAGCAAGCACTTAGCGGCCCTTGCTTTTTGTGGCTGGGTGGGGCATAGAAAGCGATGAGGTCTTCGCGAGCGTTTGGACGCCTTGCTGGCTTAAGGGCCTTTGGGCTTGGGCGGGGTTAACGTCGCAAAGCGGGGGCGCACTGTCAGCGCCGGGCGGGGTTCGCTCCCGCCAAGACCGCGTTCCACCCTCACTTTTTGCGCAAGCCAGCTTGCCCACACGCTCAGGTGTGCGGCCATGCGATAGCCAGCTATGCCATATAACCCCCAGCTTATGCGCCAGGCCTGCGGATATAACAGCACCCTTGACACCCGCCCGCCTCCATGCCAATGGGAAACACTAGGAGCGCGAATTGCGCCGATAGATACCCGCCGTCAGCGCGCTGGCGGTTCGAGGGCCGGGGGAAACCTCGGCCCTTGCCATTTAGCTCCCCCGCGCGGGAAGCCGGTCGGCGACTGGTGCAACGACCGGAGAGGGTCGGGTGCGCGAAAGGCCCGGCCCTCTACTGCGGCACACCACCCGGCGGCAGGCTACCGACAAGCAGCATTTCGACGGCTAGTGAAACCGGGCCGCTGATTTTGGTCTTTCCGCGCTCATAATCGCGGATGGACTCCCCAGGGTCCCGGCCGCCAAGGCGCAGGACCCGGCCCATCTCGGAGGCCTTAAGCGGTCGCCCAAGGCCCCACATAAGGCCAAGGGTGCGGCGGGCGTTGTAGAGGTCAACTGGGGTCAAGTTCGCGTTCTCCAGCTTCGATGGCCTCGCTGACAATGCGAAGCCAGGTCCGATACGGCGGCCAAACGTCGCCCAGCGCGCCTGATGGCCCAAGGCTCTGAATGTTGCCTTGGGTCGTTTTCAGGGCCTCCAGCATAAGCCGGAGGGCGTTAGGGGCGCCCTTCACGCTTGCCCCCTGAGTTCGTCGTAGAGGTCGGAAACCATCTGGTCGATCAGATCGGCCCCAAGAACGGCCCGGCAGGCTTCCATGGCGGACATGCCCTCGGCGATCTTGGAGAGGATAGCGGCGCTGATTGCTTGGGTCTTGGTCATTTGTCTGTCCTCGTCAGGTGGGGCGTCGCCCCGTGTTGATGTCTAGATAATACGGATATTATCCGGCCCGGCAACACCTAATGCGGATTAATTCCGTAAAAAGTTCGCGTCCACTACGGACAAACCCCTTCGGCCCCGTCATCGCGACACCCTACGCAAACCCCGCAGGCGAATGCACGCGGGCCGATCCCTCACGCATCGACGCCAGGAGGCCGCGAGGTCTGGCGTATGGAGGCGACCATGCCCGGCGGGCGACCCACTGACTATGACCCGGCCTATTGCGAGCAGGTCATCGAGTTCCTGAGAGACGGATACAGCGTCGCGGCATTCGCTGGCCACATCGGCAAGGCCGCCTCGACGGTTGAGCTTTGGCGCACAAAGCATCCCGAGTTCTCGGAGGCCGTAAAAATAGGCCAGGCCGGTGCGGTGCTTTGGTGGGAGAACCGGGGGCGAGCTGTTGCAAGGGGCGAGGACGGAAACCCCACGGCGGTCATCTTCGGCCTGAAGAACCGGGCTCCGGATCAGTGGCGCGACAAGACCGAACAGGACGTCAACGCCACGCACAACGTCCGCACCATCACGCATCGGATCGTCAGGCCGGAACAGCGTGGAGATTGATCTTGATATCCCGGTCGCGGAGGTCTTTGAGCCTCTGATCCTGCCGGCCAGATACAAGGGCGCATGGGGAGGCCGGGGAAGCGGCAAGTCGCACTTCTTCGCAGGCCTTGCGGTCTTCCGGTGCGCCCAGACCAAGGGAACGCGCATCCTCTGCGTCCGAGAGGTCCAGAAGTCGCTGAGGGACAGCGCCAAGCGGCTGATTGAGGACAAGATCGCGGAGTTTCAGGTTCCGGGCTTTGAGGTTCTGGACAAGTTCATTCGCACGCCCGGCGGCGGTCAGATCGACTTCGTCGGGATGCAGGACCACACGGCGGAAAGCATCAAGTCTCTGGAAGGCTATGACGTGGCGTGGGTTGAGGAAGCCCGCAGCCTGTCGCCAACCTCGCTGAGACTGCTACGCCCGACGATCCGCAAGCCCGGCTCCGAGCTGTGGTTTAGCTGGAACCCGAAGCACAAGACCGACCCGGTGGACGCCTTGCTTCGCGGGTCTGAACTTCCGCCCGACGCGGTGGTGGTGAACGCCAACTGGAACAACAACCCTTGGTTCCCGGATGAGCTGGAAGCCGAGCGGCAATTCGACCTGATCAACTCTCCGGATCAATACGCGCACGTCTGGAACGGCGATTACGCGGCGGTCACTGACGGAGCCTACTTCGCCAAGGCGCTGACGCAGGCCAAGGCAGAGGGCAGGATCGGGAACGTCTCTCCTGATCCGCTCATGACGTTCCGCGCGTTCTGGGACATTGGCGGGACGGGAGCCAAGGCCGACGCCTGCAGCATCTGGATTGCCCAGTTTATCGGGCGCGAGGTTCGGGTGCTGGACTACTACGAGGCGCAGGGCCAGCCGCTGGCCACGCATGTGAATTGGCTGAGGGCCAACGGATACGGTTCGGCCTTGTGTGTGCTTCCCCATGACGGCGCGCAGTCGGACAAGGTGTTTAGCGTCAGCTACGAAAGCGCTCTGCGGGATGCGGGGTTCTCGGTTGAGGTTGTTCCGAACCAAGGCCGGGGAGCGGCTGCGGAGCGGATTGAGGCGGTTCGGCGGCTCATGCCTTCGGTCTGGTTCAGCGCTGAGAAGACGGCGCACGGTCGGGACGCTCTTGGCCACTACCACGAGAAGCGCGACGAGAAGCGCGGGATCGGGCTGGGGCCGGAGCATGATTGGTCATCGCACGGCGCGGACGCCTTCGGGTTGATGGCTGTATCGTATCAAGCGCCAGTGGTGGCGAAGCGGCCTAGGCCGGTGGCAATGGCAGGAGGCTGGTTGGCATGAAGGAGTATGACGCCGACGCCAGCAAGCCCGACGCGCTCAAGGACGCCCTGGAGGCCTTTGAGAAGTCCGCCGAGCATGACGACCACAACCGCAAGGCCTTTGAGGACGACATCGACTTCGCCTTGCTGGAAAACCAGTGGCCGGAGAACGTCCGCCGGGATCGTGAGCGTGAGGGCCGTCCCTGCCTGACGGTCAACAAGCTGGCCGCGATGGGCCGCCAGATCGTCAACGACGCGAGGCGGAACAAGCCTGGGATCACGGTTCACCCGGTGGACAGCGAGGCCGATCCTGAGACGGCTGAGGTTCTGAACGGCATCATCCGGAACATCGAGCAATCGTCTAACGCCGAAGTGGCGTATGACACGGCGCTTGAAAACGCGGTCTTCGGCGGCTTTGGGTATTTCCGGATCAACACGAAATACACTTCCGATGACACGTTCGATCAGGACATCGTCATCGAGCGGATCAGCAACCCGCTTTCGGTGTATCGGGATTGCTACAGCACGGCGGCGGATTCGTCGGACTGGAATTATTGCTTTGTCGTGGACAGCCTGTCCAAAGCCCAGTTCAAGCGCCAATACCCCGGCGCGGAGCAGGTGGACTGGAAAAGCGAGGCCTGGCGTGACCTGTCGTCGCCTTGGCTGGACGGCGACTTCGTTCAGGTTGCGGAATACTGGACCCGCGAGAAGGCGAAAAAGCGCATCCTCCTCCTGTCCGATCAGTCGGTGATCGAGGCCGACGAATACGGTAAGAACAAGCCCGCCTTCGACGCCCTTGGCATTCAGGTCATGGCCGAACGCGAGGTCGATACGCACAAGGTCAAGCAGCGGATCATGTCCGGCGCTGAGGTGCTGGAAACCGTCGATTGGGCGGGGAAGTATATCCCCATCGTCCCGGTCTATGGGACTGAGGTGGTGCTGAAGGGCAAGCGCAGTTTCCGCAGCCTCGTTCGCGGGGCCAAGGACGCTCAGCGGATGTTTAACTACTGGCGCACCACGTCAACCGAACTGGTGGCGATGGCCCCCAAGACCCCGTTCATCGGGCGGAAGGGCGCGTTTGAAACCGACATCAACAAGTGGGCGACGGCCAACACGCAGAGCCATGCGTTTATCGAGTATGACGGCCCGGAGGCCCCTCAGCGTCAGCCGTTCTCCGGTGTGCCGGCTGGAGCGCTTCAAGAGGCCCTGAACGCCTCTGACGACATCAAGACGGTGCTTGGCATGTATGACGCCAGCTTGGGAGCCCGGTCGAACGAGACAAGCGGAAAGGCCATTATCGCCCGCCAGATGGAGAGCGATAACGCGACCTTCCACTTCATCGACAACCTGTCGCGCGGCATCCGTCACGCGGGCCGCATCCTGATTGACCTGATCCCCCAGGTCTACAGCGTCCCGAGGGTGCTGCGGATCATCGGTCAGGACGGCGAGCCCGACATGCGCCCGGTCAATCAGGAGATCAGGACCGAGGAGCGCAACCCACTCACCGGCGAGATCGAGGAGATCGTGAAGATCTACGACCTGACCGCCGGCCGCTACGACCTGACGGTGTCGGCGGGCCCGTCCTTCGCCAGCCTGCGCCAGGAAGCGGCGAACCAGATGATCGAGCT